TATAGCTCTAATAATGTATCTGAACAATGAGATGGTTGAGCATACATACAAAGAAAGTCTAAGCAAATGCTTGAAGTCAAAGCGTGTTGCTTTGCGTGAAGTCAATCCACAAAGAGTTAGATTTGAATGTAAAAAAGTAAATGCTGTTACCGAAATCTACATGGGTCAAAAGAAAATAATTAAGATTGAAAGATGAGCAGAAGAGATAAGCAACCACCAAGAACCAAAAAGTATTTCAGGTCCACAAAGTCTGGTGCTGGTATGACCAAAGCTGGTGTTGCAAGATACAGAAGAGAAAATCCCGGATCAAAATTAAAAACTGCTGTCACTAAAAAAACTGGTTTGACAGCAAGAGAGAAAGCTAGAAGAAAGTCTTTTTGTGCGAGATCAGCAGGTCAAATGAAAAGATTTCCGAAAGCTGCAAAGAATCCAAACTCAAGACTAAGACAAGCAAGAAGAAGATGGAGGTGTTAATGGAAAATTAATGGTAAAAAAAACTTGGAATAAATCTAAGGTAAGAGTTTTTATTTGTG